GAGCAGAACGTACAAAAATATAAAGATGAATTATCTATTAATGGTGATTTGTCTTATTTAAATTTAGACTGGAAGCCAGTACCTATTATACCTAAATTTGTAGATATAGTTGTTAATGGTATAGCTTCTAAAGATTACGATATAAAAGCTTTTTCTCAAGACCCGCAATCATTAAAAGAAAGAACTCAATATGCTACTAGCTTGCTTGAAGATATGTATGGTCAAGAATTAATAGTTCAAGCTAAAGAAACAACTGGTCAAGATCTTTCTCAATCAAATATGCCTGCAAAAGAACTTCCTAGAAATAAAGAAGAACTAGAGCTTCACATGCAATTAAGCTACAAGCAAGGTATAGAAATTGCTGAAGAAGAAGTTATAAACAATGTTTTAGCTTTTAATAAATATAACTTAGTTAATAAAAGAATAATTGAAGATATAGCTACAATTGGTATTGGAGCTGCAAAAACTTCTTTTAATAGAGCAAATGGGGTTGTTGTTGAATATGTAGATCCAGTAAATTTAGTTTATTCATACACTAATGATCCTAATTTTGAAGATATATATTACGTTGGTGAAATAAAGTCTATGACTTTAGGTGAAATAAAAAAACGTTTTCCAAGTCTTACTGATAAAGAAATGGAAATGATGGTTAAATATCCGGGTCGTGATGGTTACATAGCCAATCCAAATTATGACAATGATATGGTTCAAATATTGTTTTTTGAATATAAAACATTTATTGACCAAGTATTTAAAATTAAAAGAACTGAAACTGGTTTAGAAAAAACATTAGAAAAACCAGACACATTTAATCCTCCTGAAAGTGATAATTTTAATAGAGTTTCAAGAAGCATAGAGGTTTTATTCAGTGGAGCAAAAGTAATGGGTGTACCACAAATGCTTGAGTGGAAAATGGCAGAAAACATGACTAGACCTATGGCAGATACCACTAAGGTTAATATGAATTATACAATATGTGCTCCTAATTTGTATCAAGGTCGTATAGAGTCTTTAGTGAGTAGATGTACTAGTTTTGCTGATATGATACAATTAACATCGTTAAAACTACAACAGGTTATACAAAGAATGGTGCCAGATGGTGTATTTGTAGATGTTGATGGTTTAGCTGAGGTTGATCTAGGTAACGGTACTAATTATAATCCACAAGAAGCTTTAAACATGTACTTCCAAACTGGTAGTATAGTTGGTAGAAGTTTAACGCAAGACGGTGATCCTAACAGAGGTAAAGTACCTATACAAGAATTACAATCATCAAGCGCTAATGGAAAGATACAATCACTTGTAAATACGTATCAATATTATCTACAAATGATAAGAGACGTTACTGGTCTTAATGAAGCTAGAGATGGTAGTTTGCCTAATAAAGATTCCTTAGTTGGTCTTCAAAAAATGGCAGCTAATGCTTCAAATATTGCCACTAAACATATATTAGATTCTTCTTTGTATTTAACATTAAGAATATGTGAGAATATTTCTTTAAGAATTGCAGATGCTTTAGATTTTCCACTAACAGCTGATTCTTTAAAAGAAAGTATTTCTGTTTTCAATGTTGAAACATTAAAAGAAATAGATAAATTAAATCTTCATGACTTTGGTATATTTTTAGAATTAGAACCAGATGACGAAGCAAAAGCTCAATTAGAACAAAACATTCAAGTTGCATTACAAACTCAAGGTATTGATTTAGAAGATGCTATTGACGTACGCCAAATAAAAAATCTTAAGTTGGCTAATCAAATGTTAAAGCTTAAAAGAAAACAAAAACAAAAAGAAGATCAAGCTAACAAAAAAGCTATGATTGCTGCTCAAGGAGAAGCTAACGCTAAAACTGCTGAGTCTGCAGCTATGAATGAAGTTGAAAAACAACAAGCATTAGCTCAAACAGCAATACAAATAGAACAAGCTAAGTCTCAATTTGAAATACAAAGAATGGAACAAGAAGCTTTAATTAAAAAACAATTAATGGCTGAAGAGTTTCAATATCAATTACAGTTAGCTGAAATGCAAGGCAAAGCTAAACAACAAAAAGAAGCTGAAATAGAAGATCGTAAAGATAAGCGAACTAAAATACAAGCTACACAACAATCAAAGATGATTGAACAACGTCAAAACGATTTGTTACCTACAGATTTTGAATCCTCAGGTAATGATAGTATGGGCGGATTTGGATTAGAGCAATTTGCTCCCCAATAAACAATTTTATTAATTTTATATTATTTTATTATGTCAACAGAAGTGAAACAAGAAGGAACTTTTAAGGTAAAACTTAAAAAGCCAAAACAATTAACAAAAAGTGATGAACCTATAAAAGTAGATTTATCAAAACCTAAAACAGAAGCAGATGCCATTCCAGTCGGAGAAACAAAGAAAGTGGTTGTGGGCGAACAAACCAGAGATAGCGCTGAAGTGGACAAACCAGTATCAGAGCCCAGCCAGGTTTCTGAAATTAAAGAAGAAGAAGAAGTAAAGCCTATAGAAGAAATTGTTGAAAAGCAAATAGAAGAAATAGGTGAAAAACTTGAAGAAAAAGTTATTGCTCCTACTCCACAAGAAGTAAGAGAAATATCTACACTACCTGAGAATATTGAAAAAGTTGTAAACTTTATGAAAGAAACAGGTGGTACATTAGAAGACTATGTTAGATTAAATGCTGACTATTCTAATGTTGACAATGATGCTCTATTAAGAGAGTACTATAAACAAGCTAAGTCACACTTAGATTCTAGTGAAATTAACTTTATGATTGAAGATAATTTTTCATATGATGAAGAAGTGGATGAAGAGCGTGAGATTCGTAAAAAGAAACTTGCGTATAAAGAAGAGGTTGCAAAAGCTTCAAAGCATTTAGAAGGTCTAAAAAGTAAATATTACGAGGAAATCAAGTTGAGACCTGGTACTACTCAAGATCAAAAAAAAGCTATGGATTTTTTCAATCGTTACAATGAAGAGCAAAATACAGCTCAACAACATCATGAAGAATTTAAATCTAATACTAAAGATTATTTCTCTAATGATTTCAAAGGTTTTGATATTGATTTAGGAGAGAAAAAGTTTAGATATGGGGTTAAAAATCCAAGTGAAGTTGCGACTAAACAATCAGATGTTTCTAACATAATTAAGAAGTTCTTAAACGAAGACGGAAGCGTGAAGGATGTTAAAGGTTATCACAAAGCTATGTATGCTGCTGACAATATTGACTCTATTGCAAAACAATTTTATGAGCAAGGTAAATCCGACGCTACTAAAAATATAGTTGCAAAATCTAAAAACATATCTGAAGACGTTAGGTCGACTCCTAGCTCTGAAGTTTTAGTTGGAGGATTAAAAGTTAAAGCAATCAGTGGTATGGATTCTTCAAAACTTAAGATTAAAACAAGAAAATTTAACTAAAAACAAAACAATTAATTATTATGGGACAAATTTCTCCTGTGTTTGGAAGTGTAATACCTTCTCAAAAACAACAACTGCTAGCTGGAAACTACCTAGCGTTTAATGCTGGTGCGAATGATTTCGTACAGCAATACCTACCAGAAGTATATGAAGCTGAGGTAGAAAGATACGGAAACAGAACTTTAAACGGTTTCTTACGTATGGTTGGCGCTGAAATGCCAATGACATCTGATCAAGTTATCTGGTCAGAACAAAATAGATTACATGTATCTTACACTGGTGTTAGCTTACTAGCTGGTGCTGTTGCAAACATTTTCAGTATTCCTACTGGACTTGCTGCTCAGCCTGGTTCTGCAGTTAATATCGCTGTTCAAAATGCAATATTTCCTAATGACACGGTAGTTATTATGGATCCTGCAAGTGGAAATACTAAAAAAGGTATTGTAGCTACTGTGGCTGCTGGTGCGGGTACAGACACTATCATTACAGTTCTTAACTTTACTCAAGCTAATTTTGCTATTGGAAATGGTGGTTTTCTTCCTGCTGCTGCTGGTGCTGGAACGCTTAAGATATTCGTTTACGGATCTATCTTTGCAAAAGGAACAGTTGGACCAACTAATACTGGTAACGTAGCTAACTCTGTTAAGTCTATTACTCCTCAGTATACTCAATTTTCTAATCAACCAATAATCATAAAAGATTCATTTGAAATAAATGGTTCTGATATGGCTCAAATCGGTTGGGTAGAAGTTGCAACTGAAGATGGTACATCAGGATACTTATGGTATTTAAAAGCTGAATCTGAAACAAGATTACGTTTTGATGACTACTTAGAAATGGCAATGATTGAAAGTGAATTAGCTGCTGCTGGTTCTGGATTTGCAGCTGGATCAGTTGCTGTACCAGGATTTACTGCTGCTGGTGGTGCTGCTGTTGCTCATGGTTCTCAAGGTCTTTTTGCTGCTATTCAAGCAAGAGGTAATGTTTTAGCTGGCTTCTCTGGAGGTACAGGTATTTCTGACTTTGATCAAGTTCTTAAGAACTTAGATACTCAGGGAGCTATCGAAGAAAACATGCTTTTCTTAAATAGATCTTTAGATTTAGATTTTGATGATATGCTAGGGCAAATCTCTGCTGGACAAGCTGGAGGTACTGCTTATGGTTTATTTGAAAACTCTGAGGATATGGCAC